CAGATGAAAATCCTGTAATTGCACCTGTAGCACTTACACTTGTTACTGTAATAGTAATGTCATTTGTTGGTGTTTGACCTTGTAGTTCTGTACCTAATATTTTAAGTTCTTGATCTACAAAGAAGTTAAGACCCCCAGTGTTTAGTGTAACTGCATAGTTGTTCGGTGTAAGGGCAACATCAAATAGTGCTCCGGTACCTAAAATAACGGTGCCTTCTACATCTGTTGTATCACCAGTATTTGAAGCAGTACCTGTAACACTAGCAGCAGTAATATCTCCTGAGCCCCCAACATTGTCAACTGTAACTACAGCGTCAGTGCCTCCGCCGATTTCTGCTGCCGCAACTGTTAATTGATCTCCAATACTATAACCAGTACCCGGAGTAGTAACAATTACACTGTAAGTTGTTCCTTGCATTCTAATATCAATTACTGCGTCTGCGCCGCCTGAACCAGTAGTGTATGTATAAGGTGTAGAAGCAAACAACTGATCAACGTCTGGTGCAACACCGCTTTCAACTACTATAGTATCAATATTTCCTGTTTCACCGCCGGCGCCTGTAGTAATCCCTGTGACTTTTATAATTAAGTCGTTAGTACCATCAACGCCGCCGGCGAATGCACTACCTAAAATTCTTATTCTATCATTGACTACAAAGTTTTCTGAAATATTTGGCGGAGTACCTTCAACACCAACTGCGCTATATGTATTACCAGATAGCGTTACTGTAAATTGTGGCGGATTAATACCAACGCCGCCTACTAGAGTTGCATCTAATGCTGTATAGTTTGCTGTGCCTGCAACTGCTGTACCTGTAAGTGTTACTGTTGCAATGCCGCCTGTTGCTGTAATACTATCAACTGTACCAAACATATCATTAGTGCCAGTTGCGCCGCCTAATTCAGTTCCGTCAATTTTAAATGAATCGCCTACCTCATAATTAAGACCTGCTAAATCAATTGCTGATAACGAATATGATCCGCCGGATCTTTGTATATCAAGTAATGCTCCAGTACCAACAGGTTGAACTGTTGTTGGAGTTAATATTGGATACGTTTTTGTATTTGACACAAGTGGAGCAGTTAACGCACTGCTTAATGAAACTGTACTTCCTACAACATTGTTAATAAATGTTGCTGTGCCGTCGCCTCTATCTAATGCTAGGTTTGGAATAACACCAGTTGCATCAAATAATAGTATATCTGTGTCTCCGATATTAGCATTAGATCCAATATTTAATGTTAAGTACTCGCCGCCGCCTGCGCTGTTATCAATAATATTAGTAACCTGTGAACCTACCGGAATAAGAGGACTTGTTAAAGGTGAACCAACTTCAGGTGAATTGCCGTCAAACGGAATAGTATTTGCTCCAGTTTGGACTATTAACTCAGACACCATTGCACCCGAAGAACCGTTACTTAATACATCAAATTCTGCGCCGTCAATTCCTGCGCCTGTGTAAAATCCACCTTTTCTTAGTTGAGTATAGCCGGCTGCTAATTGTTCACCGTTTGATGTTCCTACTTTTGATTTAGCATAGTACTGGAAACTTAAATTATCTGGTACATTAATAATAACAAACGATCCTTCAGCTCTAGCTGCTCCTGAAACAGATGTTTCAAGAGCTTTGATAGTTATCGGTGTTCCTACTTCAAATCCGTGTGCTGATATTGTTGTAACTGTGATTAATGAAGCACCAACACCATCTGTGCCTGCGCTTGCATCAGTTACAACACTTAGAACACTTGTATCTGTTCCTGGAATTTCATATACACTTGGATATCCACGCATCATAGAAATTGCAGACCATTTAGTAGGCTGTAAACCATACTCAAAGTCAGCATCAAGCATACTTAATGGAGGTGCAATACGCATACGTTCAATTGCGTCTGTTCCAAAATCATATGGTCGTTGTGTTACTACACTTTTTCCATTTTCCATTTTTTCTACAAAAATTTGTAGATCGTCAGTTGACGAATGTGTAGTTGTGTTATATTTTAAATTAATAGTAGTTACAGCATCAGTTGTCTGTAAATACTTTGGAAAATCATCGTCGCTTCCGTGATCTTTAATAACACACTCTGCACCGGCTTGTGGATCACTAAAATTATAAATTATTTCATTTTTAGTTGTGTTAGTAACAAGTAATAATTCGTCTGTAGTATATCTGCCTTGAATTTTAACATTACCTAAACCTGTTTCTTCTGCAACAGGAAGGCTAGTAATTCCGTTAGTAAGAACATCAACAGTATTTTGTGACAGTGTTACAGCTCGCATACTTGCGCCGGCAATTACTGCTCCTGTTTTTGCACTTGAAAATGTATGCAGGGAAGTATCAGAACTTATACCTACATTCATTGTAATAGAGGTCGTTGTTACGCTAGAAATAGTAATTGGCGCATTAAAATATGGATCGCGCTGTAATGCATTAGGAACACCTGCTCTGCGTGGATAAGGATGTAATGTAGCATTACCATCTAATGCACAAGTAAATGTTATCCCATCTGGTATAATAATAATTTTATCATCAGCTTGAAGAGTATGCGTACCAATCTCTAAAGTCATAATACCTGTTGACGGAGTATATGTAGCATTAGTAGGCGTATAATGTGTTGTTTCTGCAGGCGTTGATGTATCTATAGTTTGTGTTACACCTACATCATTTTGCGCGGTCCATGCTGTATTATAAAGGATATAATCTTTAATTAAATCTTGCAAAAATGCATGTGTATCAATTTCTGGTATTCTATTTCCGTCAACCTGCGCAACACCCTGATCCCAATAGTAGCTTATTGATTTAGTAATACTTTGATTACCGCCGTAACGAATATCGTGCAAGTAAGAATCAATAATATAACCCACATCTCTTTCACACTTTGCTTGGTTATATGTATAGCTCGAATCCCAAGTTACTTCTTCAACAATTTTATTCTTATTGTTTATAATAGAATTTTTAGCTTGTTGTAGTACGTTTGAAACCCATCCAACACTAGGTACTGTTCTAGTTAATAGATCTAAAGTTGCTACTCCCGTTTCAATAACATCTGACATAATGTCAATTAATCCAGTAAGTGTTGTTCCTTCACCTGCGTCTGCATTTGAACCCGATGTTACTTGTGCTGTGTTGTTTCCAGTACTAACTGTTACTGTAGCACCTGTTACAACTTCAGCAATAATTGTTTTTAGTCTGCCATAGCCTGCAACTACTGCATCTTGATGATCGCCTGTTATTGATGCAGCAGGATCAGATGAATTTGGGAATAATTTTGCACTATCAAAACTTGCGCTATTTCCACCATAAAGAATATCGTATATTGCTGCTTCAATTGCATACTTTACATCAGTCGAACCATTCGTTAACCCGTAAGCTGCATTAACATCATACGAAGGATAGTTTACAAGTGTCCATGCTAAAACTTCATCTCTTAAAAAAGTTGCATTTGCTATGAGTCTATCTTTTGCAGCAATTTTACTTGCTGTAGCATTTGTGGGGTTAGTAACTGAAAGGGCACTAGCGGTACTGCCTCTCATAATATTTTTAATTTCAGTAACAGATGATTTTACTCTTGCTTTTGCTGTAGTATCATCAGCTACTTGAGAAATCAACAGCATATGATTTAATGCTCTGTCAATTGTTCTAAAAACTGTTTCTGAATTATCAATAGAATAACCTTGGGCTCTACCTAAAAATAATGCATTAAAGTTTGTAGCTAGTGCAACATCAAATGCCGTACCGTCGATTATATATCCTATATCCCGTTTACATTTAGTTGCATCAGCAATTTCTTTGTTAATGTACGCTGTGCTTTCTGCTTGCAAAAATGCTTTGTTAGCATTTAGTAGAGCATATGCATTCGGGTACAGATTTCCTTCAGTACCTAGTCCTGGGGTAAATTTATAATTTTTTACTTGTGTTTTTGCCATGTTTTATAATCCAAATGCTACTGAAAATGCTACTGCTGTTTTATCTACATAACCTTTATTTGCTACACTTTTCTTTGTTGTTAAAACATTATTAACATCAGCTGATGTAAATGTAGCAGTTGAAGGTGTTGTTGCGCCAATTGTTGTATTGTTTATAGTACTTTCTGTTATGTTACTAGTATTTATAGGAATTGACAACCCTGTACTATTAATTTCTCCTACAAAAGAATTGTCATTTTTAATAACAATTTTATTTGCAGCATCTAATTCTAAGTTTGTGTTTGATGTAATATTACTGACACCAACGCCGTTATAGTTAACACCGTTAGTTGTTACAAAACCTTCAACAAATATATCTTTGCTTACGCCTATGCCGCCGGCAACACGCAGAGAACCTGTATCTCCAGATGTAGCATTAGTTGGAGCTGTTAGTGATAGTTCACCAAATTGTCCTGCAGCATCAGTAATTGTAATTATATTGTAAAGGCCTTTAGCTGCATCACCGTAATATAATGTGTCTGGAGCATCAGTTGGAACTGTAAACTGAAGTATGCCATCAGTTTGTCCTTGTGCTGCTGCTTCGGTTGTGATTACACCATTATCATGAGTATGTTGCAATCCTGTGTTATATAGTGTGCCCTGGTCGTCACTAAAAATACTAAATGTATTATCAGTTAAAGTTAAGTTAAAAGTATACCGTGTAACTCTATTAAGTGCCAAGGAAGGGTTTTGCTCGGGCTCATTATTAATTAAGTAATAACCTACTGCGTCAGTAAAGGAATAGTCAGTGGCACCGCTGGCGCCTCCGCCTCCTGCGCCTGCTGCTTGAATAGAAGTTGCAACAATATTACCTTGGTCATCGACGCTGAAGTTTGGACTTGAAAATCCAAACTGTGAATTAAAAGGTTTATTTACTACAGGCATCGAAGTCTCCGTTTAGTATATTTATACAAATTTTAATCTGCAAGGGTCTGGAAGTACGTTGCTGTGTACATCACCCTTGCGCCCTCTTTGCCAGCTGCTGCCGGACTTACAATTAATTCAAATGAAGACTTATCAACATTTGCACTAAGAGTTAAAATGTCAGTACTTAACCCAGCCCTTCCTGTAATTGTAATTGCTGCATCATCTGGACCAGCAATTGCAAGTACTTGAATTGTCTCTTTATCATTTCTTCCGTTGTCTGCAATGATTGTATAATTAGCACTCATAATTTCACCAATGTGCCATTTGTCTAATACAATGTTACTGTGAAGAGACTTCCAATGGTTTTTATAGGCAAATTGTGTGTTGTTTCTTGTTGTTTTTGGGTTTGGCGCCACAAAAATAAAAAAAAATTTTTTAAATTCCATGCTATTTCCTAAAGTTCAGTTTCTAGTATTATTTATCTACATAGCTATAAGTAAAACATAATAGGAGACTACATGTTTAATAAGAAGATAGTGCTTAAAGCTCTCACTCCTGATTTAAGTGTATCAATGAATGCACCCATAGTATATGGTGAGAAATTAGAAAGACCTAGTTGGCTTAAATCTATTAAGAGCACTGTAACTCATTGGAATGAACGAATAGGTTTATATGATAAATCTGGAACTGTAGCTGTATGTCCTGGTATTAGAGAATACTTGTCAAAACCAATACACCTCAACATGTGGGAAGAAGTTGACATACGAATCAACCCTGATGGAAGCTGGACAAACACTCCAAGTAATGTTGGAGGCGCTTGTCCGATAGATATTTCAGAACATCCAGAGGACCAATGGAAGGGAATGTATCCTGGAAAAAGAGTTGCTCTTAAATTGACTAGTCCATGGAAATTTACGTGTAACCAAGACATTGGGTTTTTATTTACAGAATCGCACTATAGCACATCTTATTTTAGAGAAAGAGACATTTGGTTATCTCCAGGGTATACGAACTTTAAATGGCAACATTCTACTAATGTTCATTTAAATTGTCCAGTTAAAGAC